GATTCAGTAAAGTTTTATCAATCTATTGACGTATTGAAGGACTGTTTGAGTTCTTCCAATGAACGCTTTTGTATTGGTATTCCAAATGGTCAAAACTCACAATGGACTATAAGATTATCAAAAACGTCTGTTTATATGAGTGCGGTTTATATAAATGCAACGGACTGTCTTAGTGGAACAACACTGAAAATTTACTATAGATAACACTGGGAATGATGACTTTTAGGATGATTTAATGCAGGAGATATAAAAATGATTGTTGGATGTTTCTTCATTATTGCTTGTGCATTTGGAATAGGCGCAGTAATTGTTGGCTTGATTTCACTTATTGATATTATTATCCAACATTTTGAAGCAAAGAAAAGATGAAAGGATGATTTAACGCAGAGAGGTCGGTGATGTTAACAAATGGAACTGTTGTATAAACTTCTTATCTGTCATTTTGTTGGCGATTATTTTCTTCAGATTGATTTCCTTGCAAACACCAAAGGAAAGAATTGGTGGCATTTGATTGCACACTGCTTCTTGTACTCATTGCCGTTTTTTCTTGCATTTGGTTTTGACTGGAAGATCGGCGTAATCATAGGCATTCACATAATCACGGATGCTCTAAAGGCAAGGTGGCATAAAATCAATTATGTAACAGACCAACTGATTCACATCGCAACAATGGCAGTATATTTTATTCATTAAATAATGATTTAACGCAGGAAGGACGGTGAAGTGAATGGCTGACAGAGAGAAGACTATAAAAGGTCTGAAACTCTGTGTGGTAACTGGAGATTTCTGCGGAGAATGTCCGTATGATGGAATGGAGTCGTGCATAGAAAAACTTCACGATGATACTATTGCCATGCTGAAAGAGAAGGAAGAACGAATTGAATTGCTTGAGAATCAGTTGGAAACACTTACAAGATGGCGAATGAACGACGGTGCATTTGATTAATTGCTGAGTTAACGAAGAGGTGGACTATGGAATTAGACAGTCACGGCTGGCTTTGGAGAAAAACATTTCATTTATGGCGAGATACAGTAAGAAAGCGTGTTTGGATAACACAAGGGTATCAGCCGTTGTTTATGCTTCCAAAATGGTTGGTAAGATATTAAATGATGATTTAATTCAGTAACAGATGGGCTTTAGAAGCACATTAAATGCGCTTTACAAGTACAACCAAATGTGATACAATGAGTATGAATCTTTATGAAAGGATTGATGCTTATGTCACCGAAGGAGAAGAAGTACACGGAGCGCATTGGAGTGTTCTTTACGAAGGAACAGCTTGAGCAGGTCAGAGTAGAAGCAGAACGGCTGGGGTTGGATGTCAGTGCTTATGTGCGGATGGTGGTCATGAAGGAAGTGAACAGACAATGAAACTTAAAGATGTTGCAGACATGGAAGATTATTTGGAAAATCGTTGCTATTGCCCGGGTGAAATCTATGACATGACAGGGTTTTTCTATCAAGTATTTTCGGCAGAAACAGAGTGTAAAATACTCTGTGAAGGCGAACGTGGTGCAATTCATGGTAAGTTTGTTATTGCAAAATCAAAAGATGAATATGCTCCGCAAATCATCTATGTCGAAATAACAGACAACAAAGTTGATGATTGTGTTCGGGTTGATGCAACAGACCATAACATTACACAGGTTATTCATTTTATTCAAGGCGGAATAGAAAAAATGTCATTTGATGAATTTCCGGAAACGGAAACACAAAAATCATTAGACGAAGTTTTTAAGTATTCTGATGCAATTATGATGAGTTAAATAATGATTTAACGCAGTAACAATTATTCAATAAGAATCAATAATTAAGGATTTTAATGCAACTCAACACATAAAAATGCATTTGATATGCGTTGGATATGCGTTGAAAATAAGACTATTTGACCATGATATAATAGTAGTGGATCGGTTGATCGATTACTTGAAACGGAGGGGTTTTACTATGGCTAGAAACGTTTACACTGTTGAAGCATGGATCGTGGACGCAAACGGCACGTTCAACTACCTGGAAGGGTATCCGAAGAAGTTCGACAGTCAGTCCTACGAAGGAAACGTGGACGTGGCAAGAAAACGTGCAGAAGGTGAATTTTCCACTGTGTGGGGAACCTTCTGCAAGCGTGATGACCGGATGATCCAAGTGGTCACTATGGAGGATGCCTTTGGCAACCAGTTGGACAAGAAGAGCATGGGCAATTTCCCGGAAGACGTTCCTCCGGAGACTACCTAATCAGTTGAACACTTTCCTGTGATCCATGTGGATCTTTCTATCGTCATTCTTGGCGTAGATGAGTGTTGTCTCCGGTTTCGCATGACCTAGCAAAGCCTGGATGACTTCAAGAGGCATTCCGCTCTGAATGCCGACACTGGCAAACGTGTGCCTCAGTTTGTGCGGATAGGTGTGCAAGCCTATCCGTTTTCCTATGCCACTGATGACGTTTTCAAGGGCATGAGGCTTTAGCTGCTGATGTGGTGACCTGGTACTCGTCCACAGGGCAGTACTGATATATCCCTTCTCCTCAAGGTACTTTTTGAGGGAAACCTTTGCCTCGTCATTGAAGAACACTGTTCGTTCCTTATCGCCTTTACAGTGCCGAAGAAGTACAGAGTTATTATCCCAGTTGATATCAGAAAGCATGACACCGGCACACTCGCTGATACGGCAACCTGTCGAATACAGGAAGTCGATCAAAGCCTTTTCACGAACAGTTAAGCAATTCCATCGAAGCGTCTCAAGGCTATACGTTGAGAGCGGTTCACGCCTTTTCTGCTGATACTTAATCTTGTCTACCTTCTTGCATGGATTTTTCTGAAGATAATCGTTGTCTACAAGCCATTGAAAGAACGTATTGAGTGTGATCCGTACGTTATCAACATAGCAGTCCGAAGCATTGCGCTTCTGTTTGAAGTTGAAAAGATATATCCGGATATCGTTAGCCGTAATGTCTGCAAAGGATTTCCGGACAGTATCGAAGAAATGCGTGAGTTTGTATCTGTACTGCTTCAGAGTGTTTTTGCTGAGATTTGATACTGCTTTTGACGCAAGGTAGTACTTTGCAACATCCGGGAAACCTCCAACAGAGATTATTCCCATTTCTTTCCTGCGGACATCATAATCGTTCATGGTCATGTCAATCTTTTCCATGATGATTTTCAGTGTTTCTGGATCTTGTACTGCGGAGCAGAGGTTCAATGTGAGAACAGTACGTAAATTTTCGTAACAGGATTCAGCCACAGGGATCACCCTTTCTGTTAATTTTCAGATGACAAATTTTGCATTTAGTCATCCATCTGATGACAAAATATCACAAAAAAATCGCCAATGCAATGACAAATTTTTGCGAATTGTGAGGTGTTTGATGACGTGATACAATATATGGGGGTGAGGTTATGATTTCTATTTGGTTCATCATCCCCGCTGTAGTCCTTGGAGCCATTTTAGGGGCGATATTAGTGTGGATCAGTGTTGACCAAAGTTTCAACGATATCGGCAAACGTAAAGACTGGAGGGACAGGAATGAATAATTACAAGTATGTTGACCAACAGATCGAAACGATGAAATCCTCCGGAATGAAGAAGTGCGAAATCGTACAAAAGGCTTGTGAGTTGTGCCTAGGATGGTCGTATGTATTTGGTGGATATGGGCAGTACTGTTCTCCTGCAAATCGGAAGAGTTTTGCTGAACGGAGTTCTTGCCCTTCCGGTGAAGCAGATGTCATCAAGAGGAAGTGCCAGGTTCTGAACGGCAGCAGAGGTGACTGTACCGGATGCAAATGGTATCCTGGTGGCAACAGAACGAGGTTCTTTGACTGCCGTGGGTTCACAAGGTGGATCCTGCTACAGGTCGGTATCAGCATCGATGGCAGTGGTTGTACAAGCCAATGGAATACGGACTCCAACTGGGTTACCAAAGGGAAAATCGAAGATATGCCGATGGACGCTGTGTGCTGTGTTTTCCAGTACAGTAGCGAAAGCGGAAAGATGGAACACACTGGTATCCATATCGGAGGTGGAACAATCATCCACTGTTCCGGTGAGGTGAAATATGGCAAAACCACGGATAGTGGATGGACTCATTTCGCAATACCGAATGGAATGGATTGTGATGTGCCAGTGCCTACGAAGAAACCTACTATCCGGAAGGGCAGTACGGGAGCATATGTGGTCGAGTGTCAGAACGATCTGATTCAGCTTGGCTATGACCTATCACCCTATGGGGCAGATGGGAAATTTGGAGCAAAGACTGAGACTGCCGTGAAGCAGTTTCAGAAGAGCAAGGGACTGACTGCTGACGGCGTTGTTGGTCAGATGACCTGGGCAGCATTGGACGAGGCAGTGGATCCACAACCCACAACCAAACTATTTACTGTTACCATACCGCATCAGAAAGAAGAACAATGCAAAATCCTTCTTGTACTGTATCCGGGATCAACTTGTACGGAAGAGTAAAGGAGGTGAGAATGATGGAGAACCTTACCATGATCCAGTTACGTGACTTTGCCATCGTTGCAATCGCAATCATGGGGTTCATCGTACTGGTTGGCAACGTTGTCAAAGTCATAAAGGAATGGAGAAAACCAGGTATGAGCGAAGCAGAATGGAGAAGGGATGTCGATCAAAAGCTTGACAAAGATAACAAGCGGATCGCATCCCTGGAAGACGGCAACAAGGTCATCTGTAAGGCATTGATCGCCATGTTGTCCCACGAAATCAACGGAAATTCAACAGAAAAGCTGAAACAAGCTATGTCTGACCTACAGGATTATCTAATCGAACGATGAAAGGGGAACTGAACATGAATTGGAAAGAATGGTTCAAAGCTGCGCTGATCCGTGCCATCCGTACTTTTGCTCAGACTGCTGTCTCCATGATCGCCGTAGGTGCAGCGTTTAGCGAGATTGACTGGCTCAGAGTGCTGTCGGTGAGTGGTGTTGCATTCATCCTCAGTGTTCTCACCAGTTTGGCAACCGGACTTCCGGAGGTCGAGACGAAAGAAAAGAAACCTCCGGACGAAGAATGACACTCACGGATCCCTCCTTATTCTGTATTTGGACTGCTCAATTGTGGTGGGTTGGGCAGTCCTCTTTTTGTATTCTTTTGTGCGTACAAATTGTTCCAAAATAGTTATGGTTTTTCTATGGTTTTGGAGAGCATAATACTGCCTTAGACTACCTTAAACTGCACTGTGAAAAGGTAACAAAAAACCCCGGAACCTCTTATTTTTCAAGGTTTCTGGGGCAGTGAGCCCGGCGGGATTCGAACCCACGACCTTTTGATTCGTAGTCAAGCTTGTTTAAGCCTTGGAGACGTTGATTTTACTAGCCTCTTGGCGTTTAGCTTTTTCAAAGTTATGGTTTTTCTATTGTCCATTTGCTTTATTGCGTCCTTTTCACGATCCGCAGACGGGTGGTCATAAATCTCCAGGATCATCCGTTCAGAGGAGTGACCACACCACTTCATGACGATGTGGATGTCGATGCCTTTGTCCCTAGCTTTACTGACAAAAGTGTGACGGCAGTCATGAGGACGAAAAGAAATCTCATGTCCTGCTTTGACTGTCAAGCAGTGCATATAGGAGTCCCATGCCCGTCCGAAAGCAGTCTCTGAGCATAACTGCCCTTTGGCATCCGGAAGGGCATAAACACCCATCTCATCATAAAACGGCTTTAGAGGGGCAAATAACGGCACTTGCCGTTCGGATGACTCATTCTTCGTCTTGCCAACAACAGGGCGATTATTGATGAATTTGACTGCCTCTGTAACGTTGATATAACCATCGTGGATGTCGGACTTCTTCAGTGCAAGCATTTCGCCTCTCCGCAGTCCTGCTTTCATCATAAACATGGTTCCGACTTGGCATCTGTGCGGTGTTGTTTCGATCAGTTTGATTTCCTCGTCCGTGAGGCATCTGTGGGTTCCCT